TATAAAATATCTCGTGAAGGTAACTCTTGGTATTATACAAGTTCAGATGAAAATATTACTTATGACGGACACGAATATATTAGTGTTCCTATTAAGCGGACAAATATTGACCAAAGTCCTGAACTAAAGCGGACAAACTTAACACTTACTGTTCCAATGGATATAGGATTTATACAGGAATTTATTAGAACTCCTCCAACTAGCGTCACCACTGTAACAATATTCAGAGGTCACTTCGATGATGCTGAAGTCCTTACAGTGTGGTTAGGCAGACTTTCTAATGTTTCTTTTGATGCTCAAAAAGCTTCGTTAACTATTGAATCAATTGTTTCGTCTTTAAAACGCCCAACTTTAAGAATGAAATATAACAGAAATTGCCCATATGATTTGTATGGTCGCGGTTGCTTAGTGGATAAAGAAGATTTTGTAACTAATACTGTTGTTACTCAAGTGAATAGTGTTACAGTTAGCGCGGCAATTATTGGGACAAAGCCAGCTAACTATTTTACAGGTGGGATGATAGTTTGGGATAACGGGACTTTTGAATTAGCAAGATTTATTATTAGTCATAGCGGTGATACGTTAGAATTAGATTTAGCTTTAACTGATTTCCCTGCTGGTACAAGTATATCCATTTATCCGGGCTGCAATAGAACATTGACCGACTGTAACACAAAGTTTTCCAATGTTGCTAACTATGGGGGGCAGCCCTTTTACCCTACGAAAGATCCGTTCAGCGGTGACAACATATTCTTTTAATAAGAGGTCGTTATGTGGTATTTAATTGTATTCATAGCATCTATTCTAGTTAGTGCTGCTGTCACACCTAAACCTGAAAAGCCTAAACCTTCGGGTTTAAACGATATCCAAGTCCCTACAGCGGAGCCAGGAAGAGCTATCCCTATAATATTTGGAACAGTATTGATTAAAGACCCGAATACTGTTTGGTATGGTGATTTGAGCACTAGACCAATTAGAAGTAGTGGTAAATGAAAATAAAAATTAGTGATGCTCGTAAACTTGGGTATTGCTCTATAGGAATGCGTCGATTTGCAGAGCATCACAATCTAAATTGGTCAGAGTTCTTAAAAGAAGGAATTGATGAAAAAATTCTACTGGAAACAAACGACCTTCTTGCGTTAAACTTGGTTAATAATTTCCACAAAAATCTTGGTGAAGAAAATGAGTCTAGGTAAACAACCCATTATTGGATATTTCTATTATATGGGTACTCACCAAGTGATTTGTCGCGGCCCTGTTGACGAAATAAAAGAAATTAAGTTTGCTGATAAACTTGCTTGGAGTGGTTCTGTAACCACAAGTCAAGAAATTTTAATTAACGAACCTGAACTATTTGGTGGTAAAGAACGTGAAGGTGGTGTTTACGGAAAAGTAGACATCTTAATGGGGGATTCTGCACAAGTTAAGAACTCGTACTTAGCTTCTAAATTGGGTGCAGTTATTCCAGCTTTCCGCGGTGTCGTGAGTGTTGTATTCAAAAGCTTTTATTTTGCAGCAATGAATCCTTATTTCAAAGCCCCTTCATTTTTAGTTAAGCGTATTCCTTCAAAAGATTGGTTGCCTTTAATTGCAGATATTGACGGTTCTTGTAATCCTATTCACGCATTATTGGAATTATTAACCCACCTTGATTGGGGTATGGGTTATTCACAATCTAATTGTAATATGGTTTCGTTTGAGGATGCTGCTCAAGTTCTTTATAATGAAGGTTTCGGTTTATCGTTTTCTTTAAATTCAGTAGATGATTACGAAAAAACTATTGAAATGATAATGAACCATATTAATGGAATGTTCTTTGTCGATCCGTACACTGGTAAGTTTACAGTCAAACTTTTAAGAAACGATTATTCATCTGATTTAGAAAGTTTACTTCTATTGGACGAATCTAATTCTGAAGTTTTAAGTTTTCAAAGACCTAATTACTCTGAAATTATAAATGAAGTGACTTTGAATTACAGACCTTTGGGAAGTTCGAAAGACGAAAACGTAACTGTTCAAAACATTGCAGCAATCCAAAATCAAGGGTCTGTGGTTAGCCAATCAGTTAACTTTCCAGCTATCCCTAATTCAGTTCTTGCTGCTAAAGTCGCAAATAGAGAGCTTCGTCAACGGTCAACGCCTCTAGCAAAATTAAAAATTAAAGTGAACCGTGATGCTTGGAATAGTACAATTGGTGACGTTGTTAGACTTAACTGGAATGCTTTTGGAATTGAGTTGTTAGTATTTAGAATTATAGCTATTGATTACGGTAATCTCGAAGATGGTGCAATTAATATTGAAGCAATTGAGGATATTTTTGGATTATCCATTAGTTCGTATTATGAAAACCAACCTTCGGGATGGGTTGACGAAGCTAGTGACCCTCAACCTTTAGCTAATTACAGAGTTGTTGAAGCCCCTTATTGGGATATTGTTCAAACACTTGGCGAAGCAGATACTAATTCATTAGATTTAGATATTGCATTCTTAATGGCTTGGAGTTCACAACAAACTTACTACGCTACACTCTTTGAATTGTGGACACCAACAGGAACAAGTTCTAACGTCACACCTGTGACAAAAAGATATCCTCTTTACGATGTTTATTCCCAAAGTTCTTTAACTACAACAGGAACAACAATTACTGTTTCCTTAAATACTTTTGATTTTTATTGGGTGAGTGCTGGAACTCCAATTCGAATTATTAATGGAACAACCGTCAATACATTAACTGTTGTTTCAATGACAAACTCATTAATCACTGTTGCTTCAAGAACAGGCGATGCGTTTGCTTCAGGGAGCTATCTAGACTTAGGATATGATGTTTTTTCAAACCCTTTGCAACTTAATGATCAATTGACTTCGGGTGCAACATCAATTCTTTCATGGACAGATCCTGCTGGCGGTTCAGTCGGGTATATTGTTGTTGACGGTTACTATGTCATTGAACAAGAAATTGTTAAAGTGACTGCGTTTGTTCCAACAGTTTCAATTACACTTGCTAGAGCTCAACAAGGTTCTGTGGCAGCGGATCACCCTGAAGGTTCGTTTATGCGGATTGTTAGTATTTCTCCAGTTGTTGCCACAGACCAATACGAAGGTCGTTCTAGTTCACCTTTATGCACGACCGCAATTGTGAACTCAAGTTACGGGAAGGGGGGGATAAATATTATCCCTTCCAACTGGAAAGGGCAACTAGAAAGTATTATTCTAGGTTCTTACGCTAATTGGGATGATGAAATTGTTCGTGTTGACGCGGTCAGCTATAACTTAATTGTACTTGGACGAGGTTGCTTGGACACAATACCACAAGAACATTCTGCTGGTTCTCTAATCCAATTTACGGAAGATTATAAAGCTTTTAGCGATTATCAATACCTTAGCGGTGAAGATGTTGACTGTAAATTATTGACTCGTTCAAGTACAAAGCTTTTAAGTTTAGATGATGCACCTGTGATAACCACAACCATGATAGGTCGTAAAGACCTCCCGTACCCTCCAGCTAAGTTCCGTATGAACGGTGATAAATACCCTGAAAAGATTGTTGCAGGGTTAACACTGTCATGGGCTAGTCGTAATCGTTTATTGCAAACAAGCAGAACTATTATTGACGAATCTGAAGCTTCTGTATCACCCGAAACAGGTACTACATACAACTTGAAGATTTATGGTGAAACAGATGCTTTATTGAAAGACGTGACTCAATCAGGATTAACTTATAACTTTAGCGACGAAGTTGCAATTAGTAACTTGTGGTCAGTCGACCTTACAGTAGTTGAAAAATTCAACGTGGATGCTGAATCTGCGTTAAGTGGATGGGTAAGTTCTTCATTATTGGAAGATTATCATATCCATGGTCGTATATTCTTGCATGATGGGACGCAATACATTGGTCAAAAACAGTTGATTTCCGATGGGCCAGGAATTACTGTTGATCATGAATGTTTAATTGTTTCTACTATTCCAGGCATTTGGACTGAAATAACCACAACTGGTATTGCTTCTGAGCTTCACGGTATTTATTTCAATAACGGATATTATATTGCTCAAAGTGATACAAATTGGGTTACTAGCACAGACTTAATCACTTGGACAGCTTGTACAACACCTCCGCCAGATCCAACTAAGATTATTTCAGATGGTACAATATTCCTATGTGCTGTTAAAGATAGTAACTATGTTATCAAGGTTTACACTTCATCAACTGGTGATGTGTGGGCATTAGCTCAAACAATTACATTCGCAACAAGCAATGATTATATTATTGCTAATGTGGAAGCTATTGGATACGTTGATAGCAAATTTTATATCCGCTCTAATGGTTCTGCTCACGGCATAACCTTGTTATCATCACCCGATGGGACTACTTGGACAGAATATTTTAATAGCGGTTCAACTGTTGAGTTCGGATTAGGTTCAATGACGTATAAGTCAGGTGTTTGGCTTTCTGCAATGAGCGGTCTTAATATGTTACGCTCAACAGACGGGACTACTTGGTCTGTGGTTACAGGGAGCACAACAAGTCTCCAAGCTTATGAAACATTCTCTGATGCAACTTATTTTTATACAATTGGTCGTGATAATGGGGATGTTTATTTAACACGCTCTTCTACTGGAACAACTTGGACAGATGTTAGTGTTGCAGCTGAAGATCCTGGATACGGTGGGGGTTACAGTTTGACTGTTCACTACGCATCCATGGTTTCAGGTCAATTGTTGTATAGCGGTCATTTGGAATTCGTGGACAAACGGTTGGTTAACTACTCGACTGACAATGGAACTACTTGGGAACTCTCATACCCCAATAGTTTAAAAATTACTAGAACTACAAGTTCACCTTTGAGTGGTTCTTATAGTTTGCTGACTGAAAACCAATCTTATTTATTGGGTCAAGTTGCAAAAGAATTCACAGATGGTATTGATTTTAATACTCAAAAAGTTATGTTTGAATTTTTACTCAAATTAACGAGTTCAGAGACTTTAAGTTTCCACTTATTAGACAAGCAAGCGGACTATAACAAAGGATATATTCTTTCGTTCAACGAAGGTACTGGCGAAATCACTTTACAGTCAGAACAGTTCCACATATCCAACCCGTTGACAAGCACAATAACCACAATTGCCACGGTGAGCTATGCTCTAAGCCTTGGTGTAAAATATAGAGCCTATTTAGAATTGTTGCATGGTAACAATTATATCCTAGAACTTTATGATGCAACCGATACCCTTGTGGTCACCGACTCAGATTCGTTTACTAGACCTTTTGCAAACGCATCACGCTTTGATACAGGAATAGTTGCTATTGAAGGTGAATGTGTTAGCGACAATATTACTGTAAATGTTGAGCAACACCTTGCAAGATATAACGCTTCTTTGCGTGTTGAATTGGATACCTTGCGTGATGGTTTGCACAGTATGCAAAAAATAAACCACTTGGTGACTAGGGATAGTACGGTTGTTTAACTGCTATTTTAACCGCTGGCAAGGTGCTTAAACCGCACAAACTAAAAAGGGGTAATACATTTGTACTACCCTTTTTTTAACCATGTTAAACGCTTATTTCACAACTTTTATTTTCCAATTACGACAAATTCTAGCAACTTCTTCACACTGTTCTTCGTTAAACATCCCAATATGGCAACTTTCAATAGGTATGTTCATCTCTTGAGCTAGTTTAGTGTAAGCCTCTTTCCTGTGCATTAAATGTTCTTTCCAAAAAGGGTCAAATGCTAGATGAGCTACGCTTTTTAAAGCTCTAAGCCTTTTATTTGCCAATCTTCCTAAAGGTTTTGTTGAATGAGGACGACATCCTACATACGCATCACAAGAATGACAAATATAAAAATGTTTCCATGCTAAATCAGAACGATGCGGATAAACTACATCACCTTTAACAAGTTCAGATAACTTGTTGCAATAAGGACAGACTGGGTTTTGTTGCATTTTTACACCTTTTAACCTAAAATAAACCCTATTTAAACCGCTGACAAAGCACTTTAAACAGGGTTAAAACTAAAAACAATATAAAGGTACTACCCTGCTTTTTAGTAGGTAAGCCCACTAAAATCAACACCAACGTCAATAATGTCGTCGGCTAACTCAGCAATGAAAACTTCATGTCCCATGAATGTTTGTTTAGCAACAGTAAAGTCAGCATGATAAGAAATCTGCTTGAGTTTAGTTGCAGTCTCATTGTTCATGTAGATACGACGAATTTCAATACCACGTTGGTGAAGAATTCGTTGTTTAGTTTGATACTGGTTTAGAATACAATTCAAGTATTGTTGGTCAGTCATTTTCATTTTACACCTGCTTTTATCAATAAAGATTTAAACAAAGCAATAAACGACTCAGAAGAGTCGTCAATATGCTTCCCATTAGCTAAACGGATTGTTCCGTAGAACTTACCGTTATAAGGGAATATGTACATTACAACTCCCACAAACAGTCTTGAGCTAACCAAAAATCAGACCAGTTTAAAGAAGCAACAGCATCTTTATTCCAAGAACCTTTGTAATTCTTTTCAAAATTCAAAGCACCACCAAGGGCAAAGAACATCAGATAATGGTAAGTTTCCATCAAATCACCTCTTGGTCTTCAAGTGCGGTAACAAGACCATCAAAATCTTCGTTTGGGCCAAGTAAATCCGCCATCATTTGAACAGTAAATAAACTATGTCCCGTATCTTCAGCGAGGCATTCAAGGTAATGCTTACGATTGCGATAACCTTGTTCTTGCCAAACTGTTTTCTTGCTTGTTGGTTCTGTATTGCTCATAATGCGCCTTGCTTAACGGTTGTTGTGGTAACTAAACATAACACAACAAGCTAATAATGCAACTGTTCATTTGTTCTTGTTAAACCAACGTCTCACAACATAATTCCTTAAAACTGAAGTAATTGTGAATATCGCAACTATCTGAGCGTTCTGACTTGTGGTTACAGTTAACCCATAAAGAGGATACACAATCATTCCAACTATAAAAGAAATCATGTATCCGAAAAATGTATTATACATTGCCTCAATGAAGCTTTGGAGTTTACTTTGTTTCATTTAAACCTCTAGAATGGTAAATCATCGTCATCTATGTAACTAGCAGACTTAGGATTCACACCATTAATTTGAATAGGTGGGATATCTAAGTCACAAGCTTCTACAGTACCAAACGCAGAACCATCAAAACAGTGTGCTTTAATTTCAGGGAACTGTTTGTTTACCCACACACGAATATGACTTGCAGCTTTCAAAGATTCTAATTTTACAAGAGAATTCTTTGTACTTGCTTCAAATGGTAATGTTGTTCGATTTCCCCACCATTCACGTGCTTTCCGTTGAGCATA